AAGTGATGCGTATATACAGGCGTTTTCACGAGGTGAATTGCCTGTACTTATCGGGCACCCTGCGAGCATGGGTCATGGAATTGATGGGCTACAGGATAACTGTTGCCACATCATATTCTACGGTATCACATGGAATTTGGAGTACTACCTACAAACCATCAGACGCGTCTGGCGTCAAGGTAACGAAGCCGCACACGTTATTGTTCACCGTATCATTGCAGAGGGTACGCTGGACGAAGTAGTTGTGGACACTCTGTACGAAAAGGACGCTACCCAGGAAAACTTCCTTAGCGGAATTGACACGTATGCAAAAACGACCGCTTGCATCTGAAGAGGCCGTGTGGTATACTCTAAGAGCCACCTGGCAACTCAACCTGAAGGAGAGGCACAATGCCCGAAGCATCCCGAGCTACGAAAGACCCCAGCACCGCCGAAGAGGGTGCAAAAGAACGCAAGCAGCGAGGCTCCCCCAACTTCCCGTTGGACGGCAAGATCACTGTGCGCGTGGACTCCAACCCCAAACGCGTCGGCTCCAAGGCACACGCCCGTTTCGCTCTCTACAAGACCGGCGACACCGTGGAACAGTTCATGAAGAAGGGCGGCACCTACAGCACCCTGAAGTGGGACACGGAGCACGGTTTCGTTGCCATCAACGAGACCAAGGAGCAGCGCTCGGCCTGGGAAGCCGACCAGAAGGCCAAGGCCGACGCCAAGGCCGAGAAGGCCAAGGCCAGCGCCGAAAAGAAAGCCGCTGCCGAAGCCAAGAAGAAAGCTGCCGCAGCCGAAAAGGCAAAGACCGAAGGCGGCACTCGCGCCAGCGCGTAACCTCCTCCCTGGTTCGCGCTGTCATTCCCCGCCCCCTCGTGGGGCGGGGTCATTTTCGAGGTGACCTATGCGAATATTTATTCCGACCTATGGGCGTTCGGGACAACAGACTACGTTTGAAGTCTTTGACGACCACCTGCAATCTAAGTACAAGCCGACCTTAATCGTGCAGGCACGTGAGTCACACCTATACTCACAGTACCCACACATCGCACTGCCTGCTGGCATTGAAACTATATCGCCCACGCGCCAGTGGATTTTGGATATGTTCAATGGCAACGTGTTGATGCTAGATGATGATTTACTGTTCTATGTGCGTAGGACAGATGACCGTACAAAGTTTCTGAAACCTAAGCCCCATGAAATACACCTAATGTTCACTTATCTTGAAGATATGTTGAACAGCTTCGTACATATAGGCATGATGGGACGTGAGGGCGGGAACCGTTACACCGAACCGACAAAGGAAGTTGGTCGCATTATACGTGTGCTGGGATACCAGACGCAAGTACTCAAGCACCACAACCTGAAGTTTACAGACATCCCGCTAATGCAGGACCACCACATGAACCTCAGCTTGCTGAAGCTCGGGTACCCCAACTGCATACTCTCAGAATTTGTCAACAATCAAAAAGGTGGCAGCGACGCTCCTGGTGGGTGTAGTCACTTCCGTACTCCTGAACTACTGGCGCAGGCTGCGTACAGATTGGAAGAACTGCACAGGCCATTCGTCAAGGCTGTAGTGAAGACAACTAAGGGAGCGTGGGGCGGGGGAACTCGCATTGACACTCGCATACAGTGGAAGAGAGCCTATGAACACGGCAGAACAACGACTGGCATACTGGATAAATCATCGGTGGAACATCCTGGTTAAAAAGGAGCGTGGTGACCCCAGGCCATGGACGACTGACCGCATACTGCAAGACTTTAGGTTCTGCAATGTGCATAGGGAAAACGATAAAGTTACACGTTGGATCGCACGTAGTTGGCGAAATCCCAATCCTCGCCATCCTAATCTCATTGCTGCTATGGTTCTTGCTAGGATGTTTAACCTACCTGGTCATCTAGCAGAGCTTCAACCTTTTATAGAGTGGGACATAGATGATATGTGCCGCGTGTCTAAGGAACGGAGGGCGCGGGGGGACAAATGCTTCAACGGTGCTTACCTCATCACTACTTGCGGCGTAAAGATGGATAAGATAGACTACGTGTACCGCGTGGTGGACGATGTCCAAACTTTGTGCGATGGAGTAGCGTTGAACAGCACCTTAGAGGGAGCACATCGCTGGCTAACACAAGTCAACGGGCTGGGCAGCTTCCTGGCAGCACAGGTGATTGCTGACCTTAAGAACACGCCTGGGCACCCGCTTCAGAACGCCCCAGACCGCTTCACATGGTGCGCCCCTGGCCCTGGTAGCCTGCGGGGGCTTGCGCGGCTCGAGAACGGCCACAGGCCGTCTAAGAAGCAATTCCTAGGGGTGGCACAGGCCGCACGCCAGCGGGTTGTCCCCCTGCTGGACCACATGCCTGATATTGATATGCAGGACTTTCAAAACTGCTTGTGTGAGTTTGACAAATGGGAGCGCACATACTTTGGAGAATCAAGACCAAAGCAAAGGTACGACGGAAGGCACCCTGACAGTACGAACCCAGTACCATGATGGGAGGGTGATGGTCGTCCTAAACGTACCTGACGGCCCGCCCACTTGGATACAGATCTTTGCGTGCATTGAGGACGCTGAAGTATTTTGTGAAGACCACAACTTGGAGTTCATAGATAATGTCAGTACACCAGATCAGCAGGCTTAACGTCAATGAGAATTACCCCGATGGATTATGGTGGCTCAAGACAGCCGGCGAGATGCAGGAGAGTCGTAACGGCCCTGTCATCGTGGCTCCTGGCCCCGTGGTCAATGCCTACTATCATCCACGTGAGCGTGTACTGTTTAGCGAAGTACGAGATGCTAACCCCTATTTTCACTTCCTCGAGTCTCTTTGGATGCTTGCAGGTAGGAATGATCTTGAGTACATTGCCACTATACTCCCACGTATGCGCGACTATAGCGACAACGGAGTATCACTCCATGGCTCGTACGGATATCGCTGGCGCTGTCACTGGGGGGACGACCAACTATTCACCGTCATAGACCATCTAGAAAAGGACCCCGATAGTAGGCGGGCAGTCATACAGATGTGGGATGTTACTGACCTACTTCATCCTGGGAAGGATGTTCCCTGCAATACTCAGCTCTATATAAGCATTCGAGGGGACTTTGTAGACATGACTGTAACGTGTCGGAGTAACGACGCAATCTGGGGATGCTATGGGGCCAACGTCGTACACTTCAGCTACCTGCAAGAATTCCTGGCCTGTGCGTTGAAAAAGCTGGTTGGCAGACTATATCAATTCAGCAACAACTTCCACGTGTACCCAGACATGCCTAGATTCGAGCAACTGTACGCCCACCCCTCATCTACGAATTACTATTTAGGGGAGGCCGTGTCCCCCGGTCCCCTCATGTTCCAAGGAGACTTTCAAAATTTTCTAATGGAACTAGAGGACTGGATGGACACCCCTACAAGCTCAAGTAGCTATCCCTTTTTATCTGGGTTAGCATACCCTATGTGGTTAAGTTTCACTAACCATAAGGCGGGCGAAAAGGAAGGCGCCCTTGAATGGGCAGACCAAATAGACGCTCCGGATTGGCGTCTGGCCTGCAAAGCCTGGTTGGAGCGCAGATATGCCAGCAAATGACGAACAGGTAGGTGGCACTCATTATAAAGGCCAGCCCATTGAACATTGGGACTTTGCCTTGATGCATGATATGCCGTACATGGAGGCACAAATATTCAAGTACGTGCTGAGGTGGAAACAGAAGAATGGCATCTCTGACCTACGGAAAGCACAGCATTTTCTGCGCAAGCTGATTGAGTGGAACACTCCCACAATTGACGCAGCCAACAGGGAAATGAGCCCTGACAGCGGGGAGCCGCGAGGCCAGGGTTACGTCAACCAAGACTGAGGTGTAACATGAACACAAAGGTATACATCGCGATATTCATGCTGGCTGTAGCTCATCTGGGGCTAGGCCAGCTTCGGGAGCCCACCAGGGCTGAAAGCATGGCCTATACGAAAATGAAGCACAAGGCCCTGCGGTATGACGAAGGTGCTGAAGCCAGGTATTGGAAGAGCTTGGCAGAAGAAATGATAAAGGAGGTGGAGTGCATCCCACTGGTAGGCGGAAGAGAAAACCGCAAGTACAACAGATGGGATGACCCGAGTACCACAGTTAACGACCCAGAGCGGTACTGGTACTCATGAGTTGCCCCCGTAGGACACCGGGGAAGGGACAGCACAGTTCCAGTTCAAAGGGTGCTGTCCGCCTTTGTGGCGGAGTTGCCGGACCCGTAGCAGTGTTCATCCGGCTTTACTAACACATGGGGAAACACGATGAAAGAATACCAGAAACAGAAGCTGCACAGGCTTCTAACGACGGGGGAATTCTTGAACCGGCATGCGTGGATGTCCGGGACCATAGGGGCTGCCTTCATATTAGGGGCCACCTATCTCGAGTCTCTGTTTGGCATGTACGCAGGGGGAATTCTAATGCTGGCCGCGCTAATAATGATGTGCAGCACTGACATCATCCTGTGGTACGTTAAGTGGAGGAAAAGAGTATGGAAGTAACCCCGAACGGTTTCATATATGAATTCCCAGAAACTCTGAGCCCTGGATTTTGCGCAGAGGTAATCGAAAAGTTTGAAGCTGACACGAACAAACAGGCTGGCCTGTTTGGTGAAGGCATGCACGACCCTAACTTCAAGTCATCCACTGACTTAACTGACATTTCCAGCCGTGAAGAATGGCGTCGTGAAGGCCAAGTATTCCTCGACTCTATCGCGGACACTTACTCATGGTTCCAAGAATTTGTGGGCAAGGAAGACCAGTTTGACTACCCTGGCTGTAGAATACAGCGGACCGACCCTGGCCAGAAGTATGAGTACCACGTAGACACCGGCCCAGTACCTGGAGTAATCAGCAGAATGCTGGCACTTATCTGGTACCTTAACGATGTAGAGGAGGGCGGGGAAACCGAGTTTTTACATCAAGGAATTAAAGTACGACCAGAGGTTGGCAAGCTAATAGTCTTCCCACCGTACTGGACTCACCCCCACCGCGGCCTCACTCCAGTGTCTGGTTCAAAGTACATCTGCACTACCTGGCTGCGGCTGAAAATGTGGGCGTAAGCTATTGGTATTGCTAGGGTTTATATGTCAGACGGCCTGTACGCCCCTGTGCCGTTCCGTTATGGTACCCTATGCCTAGGCATAGGGTACCCCAATTAAAACGGTCTCGAACAAGCTGACGGCTCCGTTTTGCTACTTTTTGCCTGGCTGAGCCATCCTACTGCCAAACCACCAGAGGACCGCCGCTGTCGCCAGGTAAAGAATGGTAGCTATGATCTGGTCCTGCATCTGGGGCTTGTCCGGAGCCAACGTGAAATAGATAAGCCCCATGAGGATAACCAAGCACAGAGTTAAGAGGGGGCGCATCAACCCACGCACGACATCAACAAAGACTATCCAGCCACTGTCCCCTGTGCTCCATCGCTGGCCTGCTTCGCGATAGCTGGCTTCCAGACCACGCCACGCTGCCTCCGCCTCCTTCCCTTCCTGCTTTTTCGATTCGATCTTGAGAGCAACTTCGGCTTCCTTATCCATATGTTTGAGCTCCATTTCCATAACTTTGAGCTCATGCCCCTGCTCCTGTTTCATGGTGAAAAACTTCATCACCCCGCTGAGGGCGGTACCAATCAGGCCGGTGGCCCCGCCCGTGAGTAGACCTAGTATGATATCCACTACGCTACCTCCAATAAGAACGGCTGCTTTCCTAGATGCTTAAACAGTCGACGAGTGGTGGTCCTGCTAGTCAACACTGCGGGGAATCCATGTAACTCGCCTATGCTCGAGCCTGGCAGCAGGCACCCCCGCGTATGACGAGGGATGTTACCAGGGTGAATTAAGATGTGGCTTCGGTCGGGCACCCCTGATACAAGATAGACCCAGCCGTACTTAGGTGAGCGATGCCAGTGGCATTCATATTCGCCAGGTGGTATGCAGGAAACATTCGGCTTGTTGTTTTTCCAAGGAGGCTCTAGCACGTAAGCGCGGAACCCTTGCGCGACCAGTGCCCCCAAGCTGCACCGCTCGTTTTGAAGAAACCTATTTAATCTGACCTTCAAGGCGTTGTAGTACCGAGGCTTGTCTGCGTAGAAGTATGTCAAGCTGACGCCGCAGTTGACTCATCCTTTGTTCATCGCCATGGTAGAATACGTCGTTGGCATGGCGTGTTTCAATGTCATCCATTTGTGTGGCAACTTTATAGATTTCAAAGTCAACATCGTCAGCCGTGTTCTGTAACTCAAGCTGTTTGTCAGCAAGCTGGCGAGTCTTAGCTTCCTCACCAACAGCGTCAGTCATAATGAAGTAAGCGCCAAAGGCCATCCCAATGACGGCCCCTAGCGTCAGTACTCCACCCGCTATTTTCATCGTGCCGTTAAGGGCCATCAGTCGGGTCGCGCACAGCCACCGCAGTACCGACTCCCGTAAAGGCGACAGTAGCACGGTTGCCGTTCATGTCTACCTTGGCTACTCCCTGACCCTGGTTCCACTTGTCACATGTCGGCGAGTGGACTCTGGCCTTCTTCATCGTCAGGCAGTACGCAGCCGCAGCGGCCTCGTCTCGCGCTGGCCCAGTCGTCTGTTGGGCAGCCATCCAAAGGCCACAGATTTCGTCCCATTCGCTTGCGGAGATGCCAGCACCAAAACCAACCCCCGCTCCAGTCACAGACCACCCATATCGACACTGGGCGCTCGGAGCATGAGCCGAAGGGTTTGGCGCGACCGCCGCTGCGTCGACGTCGACTGGGTTAGCGTTTGTCACGCTGGCCGCACCTTCAGCCTTGGCCATTGACTTTGCTTTCTGTGCTTGTATGTGAATGTCCCGGCTACGTTGGTCTTCATAGCCGCCAGCGAGGGCGGCCCCAGCCACGACGAATAGTACAGCTCCAAGGAATGCTCTCATGATAACCTCACTATCTGAAATATTCATCCAACAACCTTTCAAGTTCAGCATCCCTCTCAGCAGGCGACTGTGTTTGCCAGTCAGTCGCGTCGCCCCCCGCCTCTTCTTGTAACCTTACACGTTCTTGATTGGCGAACAACTCCATGTCGTCTGGATTTTCCCTAAGTAATCTAGCCTGCCAACGTTGACGTTGCTGCTTTGCTTCCTGTTCAGACCGCGTGGGGTACCCTCGGTACTGCAAGGGATCCTGGTACATGGGGTCAGTAAAATCGTACTCACCACTACCAAACTCAGGGTTTGGATCTATCGGGTACCCTTCTCTGGCCATCAGACTACCGCCTTGATACACAGAACTACGTAGACATTGTCCGGGCGAGTTTCGTTGCCCATACCTGTGCCTGCCGTGGTTTGTTTGATTTGGAAGCTAACTCGCAGCGGGTTGGGGTCAAACCCTTTAAGGTTCACCACCCCGTTGGGAGCTTCGTAGCTGTGTTGATGGGGGCCGACCCCTTCAAGCTGCGTCGTACCAGGGGCATCACCCGTAGTGCCGTCCCCTCGGTTACCACGACTAGCAGCGTCAGGATCCTGACCTCTGCCTAAGTCCTGCCCACGTAGGAACTCACCCCGCAGGTCAGGTACGTTGAAATTGGGGCCTGCTCCACCGTAGGCATAGCCGAGGTAAGCAAAGAGCTCAGGGAAGTTGGCCGTCAGGTAGCTGGTACCATCGCAGATTAACCACTCCGTGCCAAGGTTGGGAGGGTTGAGTGGGAAGCCTGCTATTTGTCCGACTGGCTGGTTGCCAGTGGATGTCGGGGTGTTACCACCTGACCCTCCGCCACCAGGCCCGCCTACGAAGTTACCTTCGAAGTCAATAGCGGACATAACTGCGCCAGTTTCATCCCGCCACTCGGCAAGGTTGTCTGTCTGCCCAGCACTCAGGCGTTTGGTGAAGCTCTTGTTGTAGCCCGCTCCCAGATTACTGGTTTCGAACGCACCACCTGGCTGATTGCCCCCGCCTGTCTGCTCCAGCATGCTCAGACGAGCCGTATCTGCGTCTGCCTGCCCACCGAAGTTATAGTGCGCGATATGGTCAGTACCCACCGCAGCACTGATAGCCATGCCCAGACGTACTTCACCTCCACTATTCTCATCAGTAGCCTTGACCAGAATAGCTTCACCGTCACTATTTTCAATGCGAAAATGGTTGGCCTGGGTAGAGTTAATCAACCACACTGGGCGACCATCACCCTGAGTGTAGGCTACGATGGAGCCATCAAACAACTCATAGTCTACGAGATGTTCATCTTGTTCTGGGTCATTGCCTTGGATGCGAAGCTGCACTTCGTCAGCCACACCATCAATGAATACTGGTGCGGTGACCAAGCCACCGGCACCGTTGATGATAACATCACCCTCAATGGTAAGGTTATCATCAATAATGACACCGACCAACTCACTGACCAGTATCTTCCGCACGCCCTTGACC